GCCTATTTTTGTGTTTCTTTATTATTTTGTTCTAAAGTGTTACTTTCTTTTTGTGTTTGTTCATTACTTACAGACTGTTGTGGTTCATCAAAGGTATATTTGCTACCGTATAGACCTTGTTGTTGGAGATATTCAAGCGTTACAGGATCATTCAAATGGTCGATGAAATTCATAGGATCGTGACCGAATTTTGCTCGAACATAAGCGGGCAGGCTGTAGAATTCTTCACGAACTCCGGACACAAGCTCAAGCGCTGTACTGTAGTCGCCGGGAAGCGTTGCATCTCCGAACTGCAAGTAAGCGTATTGCGAACTATCGCCGAGGTCAAGAGTCATGATACCTTTCTGACCATCTGCATACTTATTTACGATGTAATTGATATCAGTTTCCTCTTTCTCATCCTGAACTGTAAGAGAGGGCATGGTAAACTCAATACCGCAATGGTCATGTTCTTCTACAGGATCGTAAGCTGTCTTAAATTTCATAGTTTCACCTCCTTTCGCAGGCGCCTAGACGCGGCGAGCGTGGCGTACAAAAAAAAGACGATCTCCGTGAGATCGTCCTTTTTCTGATACGCTCTTTACTAGATTATCATTTAGTAGAATCATTGTCAATAGTCTGCACATATTCTATGGCGCGACCAACCATGACAGGAATACGGGACTCGTCACAATTCTCAATGTAATAGCGACCGTCGCCGTCACCGAGATTGCCAATATAATACAAAGTAAAATCTTCAGGATATTTTTTAATAAGCATTTTATCATCGTTGACTATACCTTCAAAAGCTCGCAGAGCAAGCATATCATTGTGGTAAACCTGTGGAGGACTGAACTGTTCAGCCTTAGAATCATAAATGGAATAAAGTCTCAGCGGAAACATCTCCTTTTCTAAACGCAATTAGATACCTACGAATCATAAGATAAATCGTAGATGATACAACAAAATAATCCTTATCAAGACGAATAACCCTAAAACCATCAGGCTTTAGACGGTAAGCGGCATATTTACTACCACGAAAGAGAAAGTTGAAAGAAATATCACGCTCACGAAGAAAATTTTTAACAGCTTCAAATTCACTAATAAACACCACCTCTTTTCTGACTTAATGATAACACAGTCACAATACCTTGTCAAGTTTTCTGCCAAGAAAATGTTTATATTTACCTTCCTGAACGCGGCAACGGTCAACCAAACGCTCAAAAGTATTGTTCTCCAGGTTATGAAGCATCTTCTCAATACGGTTATTACGAATAAACTCCATCCAGTGAGGATGCGTTTCATCAAATTTCTTATCATAATAACGGGGAGGACGCATCTTCTTACCGTTAATAACAACATAATCATTAGCATAGCATTCTTCGCCATGATCTTCAAGCCATTTAGCACCTATGCCAGGACGATTAGAAGCAACCATGAATTCAGGAATGCGACCTTTATAGTGAGAAGGAGCGTCTTTACCTGTCTGTTTTTTAACTATGTAACGGGCGACATAGGCAGCAGAATCAAAGCTAAACTCACCAATAAGATGCATACCATATTTCCATATCTTGGCAAAGCGAGCAGAAGTATAAGTATTATAACCGTCTGTACGGAACCGAAAAACTTTGTCATCAAAATCAATATTAAACAAAATGTAATGATAATGGGGGCGACCATGAAGTTCACCATATTCACCACAGCCGAGAAAGCGAATACCACTGCCATACTCACGACGAAGATTTTTCATGAAAGTCTGATGAAATTTCTTGCTTAAGCTTTTATCAAGTGGCAAATGATAATCGTCAAAAGTGCAAGTAACGAAATAAGCAGAAGACGAAGAACGGGCTTCGTGAACAGCACGGACAGCCCACTGTCTACTATTTTCGAGACGACAACCGATGCATTGTTTACAAGAACAACGAATGAAACGGCTATCGCCAGCAAGCTCGGGGTGAGAGGCAAGGCTACCGTAAAAACTATAATGTTGTTTTCCATTTTTTGTAATCGCTCCCTCAACTGGGCACATGAGAATGGGATTATAACAAACCATATTAATCACCTGTACCGATTGTATCAGGATTAAGTCAGAATGTCAAATCCTAAATCCACCTCGTCCTACTCTTTTAAAATTTCTACGACGAGATCTGGAGGTACGCCGAAAAAGACGGCGAGAACCTCGTTTAGATAAGCGACGTCGCCTCATTTAGCATCCCTCCAAGAACCGAAAAAACGGCTAGTTTTTTTAGAATCATTCTTATTAGCAACTGGCTCAACAAGTTGAGCAACATCGGTTTGAAAGTCCGAAGCAACTTTTTTAGCAGTAACAGTATTAGAAGAAGCTCTACCTTTCAGAGCTTCAATCAGGTCCACAAATTCCTGAATAAAGGGAACAACAACAGTGACGATGAAAGTAAGAATCATGGTAGTTTTATTAGACATAAAATTTATCTCCTTCCAAAATAGCGACCTCCGAGGAAGCCTATAACATTTTTGATCGAGGAACCAATACCGCTGGCGACAGATCTAGGAGCACCTGTAAGACTTTCAAGATTTTTATAAAAATCACGTTCCATACCTGCCATTTCAGTTTGAATATTATCAAAAGCAGCGGCAGAATTAGCACGATTAGCAGAAGAAATGTTATTTAATACACCAGAGCTAAGGTAAGAACCCTGTAGACGAAGGTTTTCAAGCTCCAAATTCATCTTTTCAAGCTCATAACCAAGACGTTTTTCATAAGTCTGCTCAAGGAGATTTAAATTATTAGCCTTGATGCCATTGTCAAGAACTACTCCATGGGCATACTGACGAAAGTAATTGGCTTCTGAGAAGTTCCTATCAATTTGAGAGGCTGCGAGATGCTCGACGTTCTTAGCCTGCCTTTCAGCGGCACTAGCGGCTCTAGCAGAATTCATAGTAGAACCTATGTCGCTCATGCCTACAGAAGCAGCTGAAGCTCCAGATATAGAACCGCCTATACCATTAGTTGCGGCGAGAATAGGATTAAGACCAGCCTTGCGCATATCTTCTACAGCCCATTGATAACGATGTTTATAGTTTTCAACGTTCCACGCGTTAGCCTGCGCGGCATTAGCAGAATTGTAATGATTCTGAACTGCAGATCCTAAAACAGAACCAGCAACACTGCCTAAAGTATCAGAAAGCCATGACATAAAAACAACTCCTTCTAGAAGTGATCAACAAGGCCGGGCGTACCAAACATAGGCATAGGACGCACAGTAGTGTAATGGAAGCCTATGTCAAGCAAGAACTCAGGCTCACTGGGAACAGCGATAATGCGCTCAATAGGCGGATTTTCAACAATAAATTCTTCACTGAGAGTTGGAGCATTTTTAAAGAACTGTGAAAGGTGCCAAACGTCAAGGTTACCACCAGTTACAGAGCTACGGAATTTACCAGTAATCTGCGAAGGTTTATAGCGATATTCGGCATAACGTTCCTGATAGCCAAAAACAGTAGTATCAGCTTCAGAACCTTGAGCATAGATCTCACGAAGCTCAATAGCCTGCTCACCGAGATGAGCGAACGTGGGCCAATAGAAATCATAAACAGTAGAACGAAGCCACATCTTATTAATACCCTGCTGATAAGTAAGATCGGCACGAGCGCACACAAAGCCAAAAATATAACCATGCTCAACAAAAGATTTAGTAAAGCCATGGAACTTGGCAGCAGTAACACCATAAGCAGAAAGATTGCCTTGAGGAGAGGTAGCGTCGGTTGCAGAAGTTTGAGCTATTGGATTGACATTTACCATTTTAGTAAAGGAGCCAAGAAATTCCGGACGCTGAAGACGAGCATCAGGAGAAACTACGCCAAAGAAAGAGCGAAGCACTTCTGTATACCGACTACCACCACGAGCAAGGCGTTCATAGAACTTCTGCATCTGGAAAGCAGTACGAAGACTGTTGATCGTAAAGATACTTGAAGAGTCCAAATCAACATAAGAATCATTGCCAAGGTAAGTAGAAGCGGCTTGAGCAGACATAGTTATCGAACTATTGGTATTGCCAGCAAAACCACCTATGGTACTAAAATCTGTTTCACCGTTACGGTTAAACGAAATAGATCCACTACCTTGTGCAATTCTACGGCCGCCTGAAGAAGAGGAGTCACCGCCATAAGCAGAAACAGCGGCGAGCTGCTTATCGGTACTATGGAGAAGATAACCAGCGCCGGGGGTAGGATCAACTATAGAAGCGGTACCAGCAAGACCTATAGAAACGCCAGGTCCTTTCTGTGTCCACGGAAGAGCAGAAGTAAAGTAATCATGACGTTTACCACGAGGCGGACAGGCAAAGCCGGGAACAATAGTGGTACCTGACGTGAAAACCCAAGAAGGCTGATCAGCAGATCGGATAGAATTCAAAACTTCGTTGGTATCGCCTTTCTGAATCTTGACGGTTTTTTGGAGGTTTTCGTCTCGGAACCATTCGTTATAAATGAGGTATACACCACGAAATGGAAGAGCGCTAATACCAGACAAGTTGCCAGTTGTATTTACAGGCAGGCCGAAATAGTCCCAAAGAGAGCCTATATAGGCATTATCAGAGTTACCAGTAACAGTAATAGTAGGGATAACATAATCAGTGGTATCTTCAGGGTCTTCCCGTTCAAAACAGAAATTCTGCCAGTGTTCCCAAACAAGGCGATTTGGGACAAAAAAGAAAAACCAGTCCAGATAAATATTATCCATGATAGGCTTAATAGGAGTAGCCAAGCGAGCGAAATAATTAACAGACATACGAGAAGTATCGCCAGGCAATACTTCGTCAACGAATACAGGGATAAGCTTACCCGAGTCAAACGTTGTCTTATAAACATGAGACCGGTCGAACTTAGTCCTTTTCATGTACATTGCAGGAGCATCGCTGAAGCGATGTCCTCGAACTCTTATTTTTTTTCGAGCCAAAATTTCACCTTCTTCGAAGTGTAAACCTAATAATTAACCTAAAGCAAATTATTATTAGGTTTTAGATTATTTTTGCGTCACCTACGCCAGTTACATCAAGTAAGTAACTGGCTTCGGTGACGCCTATTTTTGTGTTTCTTTATTATTTTGTTCTAAAGTGTTACTTTCTTTTTGTG